TGACTGCTGCTGTTGCCGATCGTCCGACGCGCATCCGCGAAGGCGACGAACTTTCGCCCGCCGTCTTCCAGGCGGTGAAGATCTTCGGCGGAACGATGGTCCAGAAGAACGCCACGGGCTTCGCCGTGCCGGCGAGCGCGACCGTCGCCAACAAGACGCTCGGCATCGCCAAGCATCAGTCCGACAACTCGGCTGGCGCCAGCGGCGACATCAAGGCCCGCGTTCGCCGCAACGTCATCGGCGTGTTCGCGAACTCGGCGTCCGGCGACCTGATCACGATCGCCGACATCGGAAACGATTGCTACGTCGTCGACGACTGTACGGTCGCCAAGACCAACGGCAGCAGCACCAGGCCGGTGGCCGGCAAGATCATGGATGTCGACTCGTTCGGCGTTCACGTCCTCTTCGTCTGATCGCGATCGGCGAAGCCTCTCGTAACCCCCAACGAAAGACACTAACATGATCCGCGTTTCGAGCGGCAAGCTCGTCACCATCAACATCGGCTTCAAATCCGCTTTCAAGGAAGGGTTCGCGGCGGCCTACGCCGAAAGCACCTGGAGCCGCATCGCCACCCTCGTGCCCTCGGAAAATCGCGAGGAAGAGTATGGCTGGCTGAAGGACATTCCGATGATCCGGGAGTGGTTCGGCGACCGCGTCATCAACCAGCTCGCCGACGAAGGCTACAAGATCCGCAATCGCAAGTTCGAGTTGACCGTCGGCGTCAAGGGCGACGATATCAACGACGACCGTGTCGGGATCTACGCGCCGCGCTTCAAGTTCATGGGCGACGAGGCCGCCCGCTTCCCGAACCGCCTCGTGTACGACCTGCTGAAATCCGGCTTCACCGCCAAGTGCTACGACGGCCAGCCGTTCTTCGACGCGAACCATCCCTACATCGCTGCGGACGGCTCCACGGCGACCCAGAGCAACTACCAGGCGGGCAGCGGCACGCCTTGGTTCCTGCTGTGCACCAAGCGCCCGCTCAAGCCGCTGATCTTCCAGGAGCGCGAGAAGTTCGACTACGTCGAGCTGACCAAGCCGACCGATCCCAACGTCTTCATGCGCGACGAGCTGCTCTACGGAGTCGACGGCCGTGCAAACGCCGGCTTCGGCTTCTGGCAGATGGCGCTGGGTTCCAAGGCCACGCTCGACGCCACGAACTTCAAGGCGCTGCGCCAGATCGGCGAGAACCTGCTGGGTGACCACGGCAAGGCGCTGGGCCTCACGTTCGATCTGTTCGTCGGCGCCCCGGCCCACCGCGACGCGGCGGACGAACTGTTCAACACGGCGACCCTCGCGGCCGGCGGCGGCAACCCGCTGTTCAAGGCGGTCGACACGTTGATCACGCCGTACCTGATCTAGCCAGTCCGAGGAGCGCTCCAGCGTAGCGGAGCCCTCCGGGCGGCGCCTTCGGACATGAGGCGCCGCCCGCTTCGCAAGCCTCGCCCCGGCGCGAGGTTTACGAAGCGATCAACCAGGAGAAGACGATGAAGAGGCTCAAGGGCGGCGCGGATGGTGTCGATACTCAGCCGGAGGCCGCGCCGATCGGCAAAGCGAGCAAGCTCACCGTCGTGGCGAGGGTGCCGCTGTGGCGTGGCCCGCGTGGCTGGGACAAGTATTGGTCGGCCGGCGAGACGGTCGTTGAGGCTGACGAACTCGCCTCGCGCGATCCCGAGCTGGTCGAGGCCATGATCGTGTGCCTGGACGAGGATCCGCATTTCTCCGTCCAGGTCGAGCGCGAGAAGGTGGAGGGCTGATCTTGAAGCCCACGATCGGACGCATCGTCCATTACCGGCTCTCGGGGAAGGACGTCCGCCTCATTGAGGAGCGGCGCGAAAGGCGTGTCGGCGCGTGGAACTACCTCAAGGTGGGCCAGGTACTGCCGATGCTGATTGTCGTCGTCCATGGCGATCATCCCAACGCGGCCGTCAATGGCCAGGTGTTCCTGGACGGCGACGACACCTACTTCGTGATGTCGTGCCTGGTAGGCGAAGTGCCGGGCACCTTCGCCTGGCCAGTGCTGCCGCCGCCAGAGCCGATCGGCGTCGCCTACGGGGATAGGCAGTAGCCATGGCTCTCGCGCGTGACGCCAACGGGAATGCCGTCCAGGTGCTACAGCCGATCGATGGCTCGCTGCAGCGCATCTCCCCGGCCGCCGGCGCGCGCGATCGCGTCGGCCTCCTGTTTCCCAGCCGGGCCTGTGTCGTGGCTGTCCGCGTGCGATCTCTTGGCGCGATCGCGCATGCGCGCCTGGGCGAGGCGGCCGTAGATGCGGCGCTGAACGACTTCCCGCTGACGATCGAGGATGGCTGGTTCTTCGTCTCGCTCGCCGGCAAGACCGGTGCCGACAAGAAGCAGATCACGCATCTCAGCATCCTCGCCGAGAGCGCGCAGGCCTACGTCGACATCGTCGAGCTGGAGTAGCCGATGCTTGCGAAGGACAGCACCGGCCGCTCCGTCCAGGTCCTGCACCCGCTCGACGGCGGCTGCCAGAACATCGCGCCGGCCGCCGGCACCGCGGCGCGCAACGCCACCCCGTTCAAGTCCTTCACCGTGTCGATCGGCGTGCGCGTCCGGTCCGTGGAGAGGGTCCGCGTGAAGCTGGGCGACGACACCGTCGCCGCGGGCGCGACGGATCTTCGCCTCTCGTTCGACGATGGCTGGATCTACCTCTCGCTCGAAGGGAAGAACGCGACCAGCACCGAGAAGGCGAAGGCCACGCACCTTTCCGTCCTCGCGGGCGCCGGCCTCCCGGCCGACGTCGACGTCCAGGAATTCAACTAGGAGTCCGCGATGCTGTTGGTCGCCCTCAATCGTCTTGGTCTCGTCAGCGGCATGGCTGCCCGCTGGGCCCGGGGCTTCCTGGTCAACGAAAACGGCTTGGACCGCATCGTCACCGAAGCCGGCGACGCGATCCTGATGGAGTAGGCGATGGCTGACGTGAAAGTCTCGGGCCTGCCGGCGCTGGCCGCCGGCGATCTCGACCTGGTCAACGACATGATCATGGTGGTGGACGCGAGCGCGGGTCAGTCGAAGCGCATGTCGCCGGGCGAGCTGCTGCGAGCGTCTGCGCCCTATCTCTCGACCTTCTGGGATTTCACGGCAGGCTCGCTCCTGCCAACAGTCGCGTTTACCCGTGCCTCGTCAGGCTGGCGTTTCAACAGCTCCGGCGTGCTGGTGCCGGAGACGATGGATGCGCCACGCTTCCAGTATGACCCTGCGACGCTCACGCCGCGAGGCCTGCTCGTTGAGGATGCGAGGACAAATCTCGTCAGGCAATCCGCCGGGTTTGATTCCGCCGTTGTTGGCTGGTCGCGCGTGCGCCTTTCTGTCACCGACGCCACCATGCTGGCTCCTGATGGCGCGGTTGCCATGGACAAGCTCACAGAGGCGGCAACCGCTGTTGACAATCATTTTGTGGAAAGCTCGTCGTTCTCCACGACCAGTGGCACGTATTACATCATGTCCGTCTACGCTAAAGCCGACACGCGCTCGTGGCTTTACTTCTGGTTCATGACGAACTTCAATGCGTTCTCGCGCGCATGGTTCAACGTCACTGCCGGGGCGGGCGTAGTGGGGGCCATTGCGGGCGACGTTGTCGCGGCCTTCATTCAAGATGTTGGCAACGGCATCTATCGCTGTATTGCGATCGCGCCTGCAAACCTGACAGGCGCTGCAGCGCAAATGCGCATCGGGCTTGCGACCGGCGACCTCAACGTCAACTACGCGGGCGACGGAACCAGCGGTCTCTACCTCTGGGGCGCTGACGTTCAAGACGGAACAATGGTGAGCAGTCACGTACCTACGGCAGCTGCCGCCGTCACCCGCTCTGCCGATCTCGCGCTGATTACCAATCTGCAGGTGCTTGCGGATCGCTGCTGGATCATTCGTGCCCGCACGCCGCGTCGCATTCCCAACGGAAGCCTTCGGCCTTTGGTCCAGATCGATAACGGAACGTCGGATCACTACATCTCGGTTCAATGGAACACCGACAACAACATCAGGCTTGTTTCGCGCGTGAACGGCGTGACCCAGGTGACACTGAACATAGGGACTGTTGCAAGCGACACCGACTTTACCGTGGCAGTCCGGTTCGCTGACAACAATTTCGCTGGGTCGCTGAACGGCGGCGCGATTGTCGCCGCCATGAGCGGATCTGTTCCTGTCGGGCTGACTACCGCGCGCGTCGGCAGAAACGCATCAGGCAATGCCTGGAATAGTACCATCCGTACATTTGAGACGCGACGGGCGGCTACCGACGCCGAGCTGCCGCTGCTTTCCGCCTAACAAGGAAATTGGGCATGTGGTCATCCACGATTTACTGCCAGCACCCTGACGAAGCGTCGGCCCGCGCGGCTGCGGCTGCGTTGGGCATGAACTTTCCTGAGTCCGATGCAATCCCCACCGGCAACGAGAACTTCGCGCTCCACGCGCCGATGCAGCCGCCGTGGGCCACACGACCGGTCTTCAACGAGGAAGGCGCTGTCGTAACGCCTGGTGTTCCCGAGGGCGGCTACTGGTCGATGCTGCGCCTCAACACGGCCTGGCCGGGCTACTCGGCGACGATTGCCGCCATCGAGACGTCGGGCGTGCGCCGCGACCTAGTCGACCCGCCGGTGGTGTGGGCGTGAGCTATCTGACCTCCGCCGACCTGGTCGTGCGCTTTGGCGCGGCTCAGCTCGCATTGCTCGCCGATCACGACAATGACGGCGTGGCGGACGAGCCGGTACTGGCGCGCGCGATCGGCGATGCCGGTTCGGTGGTGGATCTGTTCGTGCGCGGCCGCTACGCGCTGCCGCTGTCGCCGGTCGACCCGGCGATCGCGGTCATCGTCGGAGATCTCGCGCGCCGGCTTCTCTACGGCGACGCGACGGAAGTGCCCGACAGCGTGACCGAGGCCGACAAGGCGGCACGCCGCCAGCTCGAGCTGATCGCGAAGGGCGACGTGACGCTCACCAGCGCGCCGGCATCCTCGTCGGAGCCGGCCGGCGCGCTCGAGGTGGCGACCGCCGGCGACGCTCCCTTCTTCACCAGCGACAGCCTGAAGGGCTTCTGATGCCGACCGCGTCCCTGGTCATGGACACTTCGCCCATCGCCGAGCTGGTCCGGCGCCTCGAAGCGGTCGACGGCGATCGGCGCGAGGCGATGGAGCCGATCGGCGCGGCGTGGGAGACGTCGACCCGGCTGCGCTTCGAAACCAGCCGGGCGCCCGATGGCACGCCCTGGAAGCCGAGCCAGCGCGTGCTGGCGTACAAGGGCAAGACGCCGCTGAAGACGCTGGTCGACAGCGCGCGGCTCAAGGGCTCTATCACGCACCAGGTCGACGGCGACACGGTCGAGGTCGGCACGAACGTCGCCTATGCCGCCGCCCATCAGTTCGGCGCGACGATCCAGCAGGCCGGAGCGCATGCCGTTCCGCTGGTGGTGCCCGAAGGCGCCGCTGGCGGGCGCGTCATCATCCTGCCGGCACGGCCGTTCCTCGGCATCGAGGAGGGTGATTGCGTAACCTTCGTGGAGATCCTTGAGGGTTTCATCGAAGCCAAGACCGGGGCCACGCCATGAGCCTCGCTTCCGCCATCGTCACGCGCCTGCAGGGCAACGCCGCCTTCAGATACGTCGCCGGGGCCCGCGAGTTCGGGCAGAGCCTGGTCACGCCGCCGATCGACAAGATGCCGGCCGTATTCGTGCTGCCCTATTCGGAGAGCTACGGTGGTAACGATTTGCTCAACCGCGTGCGCCAGACCGGCCCGCAGCAGGTGGCGCTGATCCTGATGGTGGCAGTGCGCACTGCTATCGGCGCCAACGTGCACGATCCATTCGAGTCGCCGGTAGCCGCGCTGAAGGCCTGCCTGCTCGGCTGGCAGCCCGATCCAGAAGACGGAGAGCTGCTCCTGGTCAGCGGCCAGCTCCTGGAGCCGCGGCCGACGCACCTCGCCTACCAGTACGTATTCCAGCGCGACCACACCGAGAGGACCTGACGATGGCCAAGGCACCGAAGATCCCGGCCGAAACCTTTCCGACCGAAGGTGGCAGCTACGTCCGCACGTCGGACGGCAAGCTCGACCAGGTCGAGAAGACAGAGCCCGCGCCGCCGGCGGGCGATCCCCCCAAGCCGTCTCCCGCGGCGCCCGTTACCGTGAAGGAGTAGCAGCACCATGGGTATCCGCTTCGAGCGTAAGGCCGTCCTGGCCAAGATCGAGCCTGTCTACGGCACCGACAGCGTCCCAACCGGCGCGGCCAATGCCCTGCTTCTGAAGAACGTCGAGATCAACCCGTTGAATGGCGAAGCCGTGCCCCGCGAGATCATCCGGGCCGGCTATGGCACGATGGCGGGCTGGTTCGTCGGTCGGCACGTCACGATCACGGCGCGCATCGACCTCGCGGGCTCCGGCACCGCCGGCACGGCGCCGGCCTATGGGCCGCTCCTGCGCGCCTGCGGCCTGGCCGAGACGTTGACGCCCGGCGTGAAGGCCGATTACACGCCCGTTCACAGCCTCTTCGAAAGCGTTTCGATCTACTACAATCACGAGGGTACCCGGCACATCGCGGCCGGCGTGCGCGGCTCCGCGAAGCTGCGCTTCACCAAGCGCAGGACGA